AGCAAGTGAGCGACAGCAGCGCGAGGCTTTAGAAGCACGTTTAAAAGCTCTGGAGCAGCAGCCACAGCAAGCACAGGTTCAGACTGATGAACCGCAGCCAGGTGATTACAACGACGCTTTTGATTACGCTAGAGACTTAGCGAAGTACGAAGCGAAACGAATGATTCAGGCTGAAAAGCAAGCTGAAGCAAATGTTAAGGCTCAAGAAGCGCAGCAAAAAGTCTTATCGACTTGGAACGAGCGCATAAATGAGGCGAAACAAGAGCTACCGGACTATGACGAGATGATCGCTTCGTCTGACGTTGTAATACACGACGTTATACGAGACGCAATCTTAGAAAGCAACGTCGGGCCAAGAATTCTTTATCACTTGGCTGAGAACGAAGATTTCGCGCAGAAGTTCGCTGGGATGCCGCTGCCACAGGCTTTGAAAGAGTTGGGTAAGTTGGAGTCTAAATATACTCCGTCTGAGGAAAAAGCTGTTGCGGTAAGAAAGAGTAAAGCACCGCCACCGATTAACCCGATTAAAGGTACTTCTGGTGCGGTAGATACGCCGATCAATGATAAGGGCGAATTTACTGGAACCATCCAGCAATGGAAAGAAATGCGTAAGTCGGGGAAGATTCGGTAGCTAAATAACTTTTTTAAGGAGTTGCTAAAGTGGCAAATAATTTATTGACTATATCAAAAATTACTAATGAGGCTCTAATGGTCTTAGAGAACGAACTAACGTTCACCTCAGAAGTAGATCGTAACTATGATGACCAATTCGCTGTTATCGGCGCAAAGATTGGTAACACAGTAAACGTTCGTCGCCCTGGCCGTTTCATCGGTACAACTGGCCCTGCGCTGAACATTGAAGATTTCAACGAGACTTCGGTTCCTGTTACTTTGGGCACACAGTTCCACGTTGACACACAGTTCACAACTCAAGACTTAGCTTTAAGCCTTGATATGTTCTCTGATCGCGTTCTGAAACCTGCTGTTGCTGCTATCGCCAACAAAATTGACCGCGATGGTTTGGTTATGGCTACTGCTAACACAGCTAACATCGTTGGTACTGCTGGCACACCGCCAACCGGTCTGATTACATATTTGACAGGTCAAGCTTACCTTGATTCTGAAGGCGCTCCACGCGATGGCCGTCGTTCATGTATCGTTGAACCGTTTACAAGCGCAACTATCGTTGACAGCTTGAAAGGTCTGTTTGTTCCACAAGAAGCGATTTCCGCTCAGTACCGCAAAGGTTTGATGGGCCGTGATTCTGGTGGTATGAACTGGAAACTAGATCAGAACGTTGTTTCACAACAGTTTGGCTCAAACAGCTCAACTACTGTGACAGGTTCGGTCAACACAACTACTGCAACTGGCTTCTTGACTACTGGTTGGGCTTCTTCGTCAACAATCACTTTGACAGCAGCCAATACCGGTACTTTGAACCTAAATGCTGGCGACACATTCACAATCGCTGGTGTGTTTGCAGTCAACCCACAGAATCGTCAAGCTTACGGCTCAAACAAGCTGCGTTCATTCGTGGTTAGGTCGGCTGTTTCGGTTGCTTCTGGTTCGTCTGTTTCGGTAACTGTTTCCCCAGCTATCATTACAGCTGGTCAGTTCCAGAACGTTTCGATTCCTACAACTTCGGCAACTGCTGCAATTACTCAGTTCGACAAGATTGGTACAGTTTCGCCGCAAAACATTATCATGCACCGCAACGCATTTACGCTTGCAGTAGCTGACTTGGAATTGCCAGAAGGCGTTCACTTTGCTGGTCGTGCAAGCGACAAGGAAATTGGCCTTTCAATGCGCGTTGTCCGTCAATACACTATCAACAACGATTCGATCCCGACACGTTTAGATGTGCTGTACGGCTGGGCTCCGCTTTACCAAGAACTCGCTTGCCGCGTTGCAGCTTAATTTAGGAGATATATATTATGGCGAATCCAGGCCCAGCAAGTACCGTAACTATTCACCCGCAAAACGTATTGTCGAATCAGGCAATTCGTTTGTTGGCGGTGTTCCCAGGTGTAAACGTAAATGCAACAGGCGACGTTGCCAAGTTGACTATCGCTAACGCTACAAATTGGTCTGTTGCAAACGTGGTTTTCACAAATGCTTCGATCAGTTTGACAACTGCTGCCGCTGGTTTGTTTACAGCTCCGTCGGCTGGTGGAACCGCAATTGTTGCTAACGCAGCTTTGTCGGCTCTTACTTCTGCGACAGTTGTTAGTCAGCGTACCGTTGCATCTACTGCTATTTTTACAGGCGATAACCTATACGTTAATGTTGGCACAGCACAAGGCGCTGCGGCAACTATGGATGTGTATGTTTACGGCTATGACTTTAGCACTTACGCCTAATTATTAATTGGCTAGAACGAAAAGGCCATCCTCACAAGGGGTGGCTTTTTTCGCATGAAAGCCTATAATTAGTAAAATTTTTGAAAGGACAAAATCATGTCTAGCACCACAGTTACTCGCGGTAATTCGCACGAAACTTTTTACGTTCAACCTTCGTTGACTCCGGTTACTGTTTCCGCAAACACAACAGCTATTCAAAGCTTTCAATTGCCTGGCCTAACAACTACTGATTTAGTTGAAATTATTGGTTACAACGGCACACAAACAACCGGCGTTGTTATTGGTGAAGCTGATTGTTTGGCAAGCAATGTGTTGTCAATTCAATTTGCAAATCTTACTGCAAGCGCACAAATCCCAGCTATTGGCACTTATAGCTTGCAAGTTGTACGTTTAGAAGGCCCAGCACCAACAACGGCCGGTTAAGGGGTAAAGAATGGCTAATACTACGGTTTTTAGAGTTAATGGCCCGACCACTTGCATAGCTGTGACTTCTACTTCGTCAACAGCTTTAACTTGTACGCCGCTTGGCAACGATCAGATCAACTACGCAGGTTTGTTAAATACAAATAACTTTCCGGTAGCTGTTACGATTGCGCCTAGTTCGGCAGGGGTAGCAGTATTGCCTACGGCTGGCAACACTAGCACAAGCATTATTTTAGGCATTTCTATGCCAGCGCCAATGGTTGTGGCTGTGCCGCCAAATCAGTTTTCGATTACGGCAATTTCTAGCGGCGCAAACGCAGGTAGCATTTACGTTACACCTATGGCAGATCAGTCGTAAGAATCGGGGCTTCGGCCCTGATTTTTAATTGTGAGGCGGCATGACAACTACAAATGACACAAACGAAGTCGCAGAAACGTCAACGATTAATATCGTGCCGGTTCAAGGTATTTTTAATGAGGACTTTGAATTAATTACGTTGATTGGCCCTGCTGGTACTCCGTTTTCTGCTTCGTCTGGCGCTTCGTTTGACAACGTAGCTATTACCAATTCGACCTATAACGGTGGAACAATTGGTTTAACAACGCCAGTTACCAACGCAACAATTACTAATCTGACGCTGACTACAGGCACGATTAGCACAGCTCCAACAGCAAACAACGATTTAGTAAACAAGGCGTATGTTGACGCTACAGCGCAAGGATTGCAGTTATTGCAGCCAGCTACAGTAGCTACAACAACAAATTTAGCGGCACTATCAGGTTTGCTGACAATTGACGGTGTAACAGTTACGGCAGGTCAGCGCGTTTTAGTTAAAGATCAAACATCGGCACAATTTAACGGTGTTTATGTTGCTGCGGTTGGAACTTGGAGCCGATCTACTGATACCGATACTTATGCTGAATTACAGAATATTTATCTTTTTGTAAGTAGTGGCTCGGTTAATGGTGGTTCAGCTTGGGGAACTACAAATCATGGCACAGGAACAATTGATGTAACGCCAATTAATTGGGTACAGATTGCGAATACTGCGATTTATACGGCTGGCACAGGTTTAACGCTATCTGCAAATCAATTTAGCATTACGAATACAGGCGTAACAGCCAACACGTATGGCAGCGCATCTACCGTTCCAGTTATTGCGGTTAATGCGCAAGGTCAAATTACTGCGGCTAGTTCACAAACAATTGCTTTAACTTCTGCGCAAATTAGCGGTATTGGCACAATGGCGTTACAAAATGCCAATAACGTAACCATTACTGGTGGAACTATCAACGGCACGACTATAGGCGGCACGACAGCTGCTGCCGTTACAGGCACGACCGTTACAGCAACAACGCAATTTAGTGGCCCTGGTACTGGTTTAACTGGCACAGCAGCCGGTTTATCTATTGGCGGTACTGCGGCAACTGCAACAAGTGCAACGACTGCGACAAACCTTGCAGGTGGTGCTACAGGTTCGGTTCCTTACCAATCCGGTGCAGGAGCAACAACGTTTTTAGCTCTTGGTACGACGAATTACGCAATGGTTGCTGGTGCGTCAGCTCCGACTTGGACTAACACATTAACAGGCATGACGCTGACAACTGCTAGTCTTGGCAGTCAATTAAGCACTAATCAATATTTGATTGTTGGCGGCACTAACGACGGCAACCAATTAGATTTGTCGTTGGCTAGCGGCACAAATGTTAATTCTTTGCGTGATGGTATTGTTAATATTAAAACTGGCACGACAGGCGCTGTAAACAGAACTTGGAGTTTTGCCGATTCAACTGGAACGTTTACTTCGCCAGGCCCTATAACTGGAACTGTTGTTACAGGCAGCACAAGGCTTGCTAGTCCGTTTTTAGATGCAACCACTTCTGCGGGTGGTGGGTTAAGAACGGCCAGCGGTAGTAATTGTTTGCAATGGGGCGGTGGTGGCGCAGTTAATTTGACGCTTGATGGTGCGTTCAATATGAACCCTGCCAACGCATCAATTCAAATTTCGCCGACAGGTACTGGCACTTTAACGATTAATCCTGCTACCGCTGGAACAATGAACAATATGGCTATTGGCGGCTCTACTGCCGCAGCCGGTTCATTTACTACGTTGTCAACGACTTCAACTGTTTCAGCAAATGGTTCAGTTGGTTCAGCAGGTCAGGTTTTAACGTCTGCAGGTGCTGGTTCACCTGCTATTTGGGCGGCTGCTACTGCTTACGCAACAGTTACTGACGATACGACTACTAACGGCACACGTTATTTGATGTTTGCTAATCAAACAACAGGTAATTTAACAACAACTTTTGTTTCATCAACAAAGTTACAATTTAACCCTAGTACCGGAGCGTTGACCGCTTCACAACTTATTATTGCTCCCTAAAGGAATAAATTATGGGCCAGTTAGTCTTTCAAGCGGCTTTAGGCGGTCAGGTTAATCTGGTTGGCCCGAATACCGCATCTACATTTAATCTTAATGTTCCTGCTGTGGCAGGTACTGTAGTCACCACAGGCGACACAGGAACCGTTACAACTACTATGCTTGCAGCTACTACAGGATCAGGCAGCGTGGTTTTGGCTACTTCGCCAACGCTTGTAACGCCTGTTTTGGGAACGCCAACGTCGGGAACGTTGTCAGGTTGTACCGTAGACGGAACAAATACTGTAGGTTTTAGGAATGTTCCTATTAACAGCCAATCAGCGGCTTATACAACGGTCATAGCTGATGCTGGCAAGGTTATATTTCACCCAAGTACAGACGCAAACGCACGAACATTTACAATTGATTCAAACGCAAATGTGGCGTATGTATTGGGAACTGTATTGACGTTTATCAATATGACTAGCCAAGTAGTAACGATTGCGATTACAAGTGACACTATGTATTTAGTTGGCACAGGGGCAACTGGTAGCCGTTCGCTTGCTCAATATGGTATGGCAACCGCAATCAAAATGACCAGCACTACTTGGATAATTTCGGGATCGGGATTGACCTAATGTCTGGAATTCTTAATTTATTGCTTGGTCGCGGTGCTGCGGCTCCTCCAACTGCCAAAACAGTAGACTTTTTGGTAGCTGCTGGCGGGGGTTCTGGTGGCGTACAAGCTAATCGAGTTGGCGGCGGCGGTGGCGCGGGTGGCTTTAGAACTTCCTACGGGCCATCCGGCGGCGGCGGTAGTGCTGAATCACCAATAACTTTTGTTTCATTAACAACTTATACAGTAACGATTGGTGCTGGCGGGGCTTCTATAAATACAGCATCAAACGGCAATGTAGGTTTTGATTCTGTATTTAGCACAATTACTTCTATTGGCGGCGGGGCTGGCTGCGGAAATCCTAGTGCCGGTGGTTCAAAAGATGGCGGTTCGGGCGGTGGCGCAAATGGTTTTTCTACAAACGCAACCCCTGGAACTGGCACAGCGAATCAAGGTTTTGGCGGCGGTACTGCTGTTGAAGGTAATGATGCTGGCAATGGTTACGGCGGCGGCGGCGGTGGTGCTGGTTCTGTTGGAGGTAATGGTGATCTTTCAACAACTACAGCAGGAAATGGCGGTACTGGCGTTTTAAGTTCAATAACCGGTTCTGCTGCATTTTACGCAGGTGGCGGTGGTGGCGGTTGCAGACAAAATACACCAGGCGTTGGCGGTAGCAGTATCGGCGGCGACGGCGGTAGTCAAAGTTCAACTGTCGGAACGGCTGGCGCAACTAATACCGGTTCCGGCGGGGGATCGTCTGGAACTGCTTCTAATGGCGCACCAGGTACTTCTGGCGCAGGTGCTTCTGGCGTTGTAATTTTAAGATATTCAAGTTTGTACACAATTGCTCTTGTAGGTTTAACAGGAACAACTGCAACAGATGGTGTTTATAAAGTTACTACCATTACTGCAGGTACTGGTACTGTTGCTTGGGCATAAGGAAATAACATGGCTCACTACGCATTTTTAGATAGCAATAATATTGTTACTGAGGTTATTGTTGGGAAAAACGAAGGCGAAGATGGTATTGATTGGGAAGTTTGGTATGGCGATTTTCGAGGTCAAGTTTGCAAGCGCACAAGCTATAACACAATAGCAAATACGCATACAAATGGCGGCATTCCGTTTCGTGGAAATTATGCTGGTTTAGGTTATTCATATCGTGCTGACATAGATGCTTTTGTACCACCGCAGCCATTTCCAAGTTGGACACTAGATTCAAATTTTGTTTGGCAGCCTCCTGTTTCATATCCTATAGATGGTTTGCATTTGTGGGATGAATCAACTCAAACTTGGATTCGTCAAACATGATTCTTAAATGGACAATTACTGAAATGAACGCTATTGAAGGCGTTATTAAATCGGTTAAATATCACGCTGAAATGTCAAAAGATGGCAAAACGGCTGCTTCTGAAGGATATTGGTATTTTGAGCAAAACGACGGCATTCCTATTAGTGCGCTGACTGAGGAAAATGTAATTGAATGGGTACGGCAAGCAACCATGAAAGATGGTCAAAACATGGTTGAAGCTAGGCTTGCAGAACAATTAGCAGTTATGTCGGAACCAGTTCAATTGCCTTGGAAACCAGCCATTTTTAAATTAGATTTATGAAAACATATCAATTAGAATTTGAGATGCAAGAATTGCAAACAATAGCGAGTGCGTTGCATGATTTGCCGTACAAGCAAGTTGCATCTTTGCTACAAAAGATTGATTTGCAAATGGCTCCGCAGCTATTACCTGCAACGCCTGAACCAACGGAATAATTATGACTAAGCCAATTGAAATCATTAGCGGTGCTTTGAAAGATATTGGTGCGCTTGAGGCGGGAGAAACTCCTACGCCTGAAGCTTCGCAAGATGCTTTAATTATGCTGAACGACCTGATAGATCAATGGTCAAATGAAAATCAAATGGTGTTTAACGTCACAGAGATTATTTTTACGTTAATTTCTGGACAAGTTCAATATACGCTTGGGCCAAACCCTAGCACACAGAACTTTGTAGGTTCGCAATTTACAGGTTCTATTTCAGGTCAAGTTTTAACGGTAACAGGCATTTTGTCTGGTGCTATTGCTACAGGCCAAACCCTGTCAGGAACCGGAATTACGCCTGGCACTAAGATTGTCTCCAACATTACCGGTGCTGGCGGCAACGTCAACGAGCAAGGCACTTACAGACTAAACATAGCGCAAAACGTAGCTTCTACGACTATAACGGCTTATTACCAAAAGCCACTATACATAGACAGCGCATTTGTTCGCATCAATACAACGTCTAACGGCCAGCCTATTTATGGCGGTGGTTTAGATTATCCGGTGGCTGTTTTGGCTTTGCAGCAGTATGAAATGATTGGTTTGAAAACGCTGAACGGCCCTTGGCCAAAAGCGCTTTACTTTAACCCTAACGAGGAAAGCGGCAACCTGTTTGTGTGGCCAAATCCTGCACAGGGCGAACTACACATTTTTGCTAATACGGTATTCCAACGATTTGCTACCGATCAAGATGAGTTTGTACTGCCGCAGGGTTACAACATTGCGTTGCGTTGGTGCTTGGCTGAACGGTTGCTGCCTATGTATGGCAAAAATAACCCTGTGCAAATTGCAATGATTCAGCAATATGCGGCACAAGCCAAATCAACGATCAAACGCACCAATATGTCGCCTTTGCAGACGTCTAGTTATCCTGACGTGTTGCTAACATCAAGAGCAAAAGACGCTGGTTTCATACTTACCGGCGGTTTCATATAAAGGGTAGGTCATGCCAGATTTTGGTTTTGTCGGCCCTAGTTATGAAGCTCCTTCGATCTACCAAGATGCGCAAGAGTGCATTAACTTTCGCCCTGAAATTGACGCATTAAAACAGCCAGGTCAGCGCGGTGTTGTGTCTTTGTACCCAACGCCAGGCTTGACGCTGAAGGCTCTTTTAACGGCTCAAGCTGAAGTTCGTGGGCTGCGTACAGTATCAGGCGGGGATTACATGGTGGCCGTTTGTGGCGCGTCTGTGTACGTTATAACGTCTAATCTGACGGCTTCTATTATTGGCCAGCTAAACACTTCAACCGGTATTGTTGGGATCACAGATAATGGACAATCTGTTTATATCGTTGACGGTGCTTATCGGTACACATGGCGAATTAGCACTCCAGCTACGTCTATTTTCACTGGTTCTACTTCTGGAACGACTTTAACCGTTACAAACGTTTCTAGCGGCACTATAGGAGTTGGGCAGTCGCTGTTTGGTTTGGGCGTTGCAAACGAAACAATCATTACTGCGTTGGGCACAGGCTCCGGCGGTGTTGGTACTTATACGATCAACATTTCGCAAACGCTAACAAGCAGGGAAATGAATTCAGCGGCAGTTGCTGCAACGTTTA